TGGCAGCACGTATGCGATACATCAAAGAATATTATACTGCGGCCAGCGACGGACTCTTTACTTTGGCAACACCCGTACTTGCCGGCCTGGGTACTCCTACTAAGCAATTTAGCTCTTGTGTACTGATTCGCAGTGACGATGATTTAGATTCAATATTTGCTTCAGGTGAAATGATGGCTAAATATGCTAGTAAACGTGCTGGCATTGGCTTAGAGATTGGTAGACTACGACCATTAGGTAGTCCTATTCGTGGTGGTGAGATTATGCACACCGGCATGATACCATTCTTAAAGAAATGGTTTGGCGATTTACGTAGTTGCAGTCAAGGAGGTATTCGTAATGCAAGTGCTACTGTTTTTTATCCTATTTGGCATCATCAGTTTGATGATCTTATTGTCCTTAAGAACAACCAAGGAACAGAAGAAACCCGAGTCCGTCATATGGATTATGGGGTTGTGCTTAGTGCTTTCTTCTGGAGACGATTTAAAAACAAAGAAAACATAACATTCTTTGATCCTAACGAAGTCCCTGACTTGTATGAAGCATTCTACTCTAACACAGCGTTGTTTGAGGAACTATATGTTAAGTATGAAAAACGCAAGGATCTACGCAAGAAAGTAATGAATGCAGAAGATGTGTTTAAGGGCGGCATCTTAAAAGAACGTACAGACACTGGCCGCATCTATCTAGTGTTCATTGACAACGTGATGAAACAGGGACCATTTGATCCTGAATATCATACAATTTACCAGAGTAACCTTTGCTGTGAAATCCTATTACCTACTAAGTCTTTTAAACGTCTTGATGATCCTGATGGTCGCATTGCTCTATGCACGTTGGGTAGTATTAACTGGGGAGCTTTCCGAAACCCAGAAGATATGCGTAGGGCTTGCCGTATACTTCACCGCAGTCTTAACAACATCCTTGATTACCAAGACTTTTTAAGCATTCAATCTAAACTATCCAATGACGAGATTCGTCCATTAGGTATCGGCGTAACTAACTTAGCGTATTGGCATGCCAAGCGTAGTCTTAAGTATGGCGACAAAGACGCACTGCAAGAAGTTAAGACATGGATGGAACATTTATCATTCTATCTAACAGAGGCTACAGTTGAATTAGCAAAAGAACGTGGCAAGTGCGAAGGCAGTGACAGAACACGTTATGGGCAAGGAATATTCCCTTGGGAACTACGTGCTAACGGTGTCAATGAGTTGACAAATTTTACACCAGAACTAGATTGGGAAACATTACGTGCTAATATGAAAGAACATGGTGTCCGTAACGCTACGCAAATGGCTGTCGCTCCTGTAGAATCATCCAGTGTTGTAATCAATAGTACCAATGGTATTGAAATGCCAATGAGTTTAATCTCTGTAAAAGAAAGCAAAGCTGGTTCATTTGTGCAAGTTGTTCCTGAATATCACAGACTGAAAAACAAATATCAAATGATGTGGGAACAAAAAGATTGTGATGGTTACTTAAAGACAGCGGCAGTGATTGCAGCCTATGTTGACCAAAGTATCAGTACTAACACATTCTATAATCCTGCTCACTTCCCTGAGCGTAAAGTTCCAACAACATTGATTGCTAAGAACTTAATGCAGGCACATATGTGGGGATTAAAAACATTCTACTACAGCTTGATTAACAAGCAAGGTAGCAAACAACAGGCTGAAGTCGCGCCAGCAATGCTAGAAGCTGTTGACTTTGACGAAGAAGATTGCGAAGCGTGTAAATTATGAGTAAACAACAATACAACTTAAACACAAAAACAGATTATTTGAATAGAAAAATGTTTTTGGATCCGGAAGGTCCCGTAACCATTCAAAGATTTGAAGAAGTAAAATATAAAAAGATTGCAGATTTTGAAACAACAGCACGTGGTTTCTTCTGGGTGCCAGAAGAAGTTAGTCTAACTAAAGATGCCAATGATTTTAAAGAGTCTAGTGATGCAGTAAAACACATTTTTACTAGCAATCTATTAAGACAAACAGCATTAGATAGCTTGCAAGGTCGTGCACCTAGTCAAGTGTTTACTCCTGTAGTATCGTTGCCCGAACTAGAAGCATTGATTTACAACTGGACGTTCTTTGAGACAAACATTCATAGTCGTAGTTACAGTCACATTATTCGTAATATCTATAACGTGCCTAAAGATGTGTTCAATACTATTCATGACACTAAAGAAATTGTAGACATGGCAAGTAGTGTAGGCAACTATTATGATGCGTTGCACAAAGTTAATTGTCGCAAAGAACTAGGTGAACCTGTCACAGAGAAGGAACATATCAAAGCAATATGGATGGCACTACATGCAAGCTATGCATTAGAAGCATTTAGATTTATGGTATCGTTTGCCACTTCATTAGCAATGGTTGAGAACAAAATCTTTATTGGAAACGGCAATATCATTAGTTTGATTCTACAAGATGAGTTGCTACATAAAGGTTGGACAGCTTACCTTATCAATCAAGTTATTAAAGAGGACCCTCGTTTTGCGGCGGCTAAACAAGAGTGTGAAGGTGAAGTCTATCAACTGTACATGGATGTTATCCGTGAAGAAAAAGAATGGGCTGATTATTTGTTTAAGCTAGGTCCTGTTATTGGATTAAACGCAACAGTGTTAAAAGACTTTGTAGATTACACTGCGGTAGGAGCGTTAAAAGAAATTGGTATTCGTTATAACAGTAATGCACCCAAGACAACTCCTATCCCTTGGTTCAACAAACACACTGATACTAGCAAGAAACAAACAGCACTACAAGAAAATGAATCAACTAACTACGTTATCGGTGTAATGTCAGATGCACTAGACTATGATTCACTACCAAATATTTAAAAAGGAAAAATATGAAAAAATTATTAGTTATACTGAGTTTAATGTTATTATCAGCTTGTACGAAAACAACTGAAGCCCCAAAAGCAGTCTCATCTGCACCCTCATTTGTATTAGATTACAGTGCAAATTGCACAGACAAAGGTGCGCCTACTATTAGCGGTAACTCTATAACATTTGGATCAGGTACTCAATGTCAAGCAGGCAGATTAGTATCTACTCAAAGCTATACTAACATTACTGAATTTAGAGCTACAGTGGATCTAAGTAAGTTAGGAAACAACTACGTCAACGCATCAATTTACATGGTATCAAACCCTGTGCAACCAACAACACAACCGATTGGTAGCAATTATTGTGACTCCGGTGGTAATGGAAATCAATGGAATTGTAGAGAAATTGATTTCATGGAAACAAATGGTAACAAACTATTTCAGACTACTATGCACTTAGGTGATGGTGGTAGTTCAGCACCACAACGTTATGAATATTCTTATGCTAACACCGCACTTGGTAACAGTTGTTTCACTAGCGCAAACATGAAGAATGATCCTATTAACGGATTACATGCTATTACTAGTATTGATATGAGTAAGCCGTTTGAAGTAGTAGCAAACTTTACATATGACACGCCTAAAATGGTCGTGACATATCAACAAGGAACTACGAGTGTTGTAGTATATGATTCATCTACAGTAAACACTACAAAGTCACCTAGCACTACTGGTGCTGAAGGAAGTAAAACATTAGACATGACAGACTTAACAGCTTCAATGAAGAACGGTTACTGGCCTGTCATCACGTTTTGGCAAAGCTACAGCCCAAAAGGTCCTAGTTCTGCGCCGTGGTGGAATGGAAGTTGCGGTTGGGGAGCGTTGTGTAACAACACTAGCTCATATTGGAGTGTGAGTAACATCCAAGTAACTACCAAATAAAAGGAAATATTATGACAACTATCGTATGGAGTAAGTATCACTGTCCGTATTGCGATCAAGCAAAGGCATTGTTAAATCAAAAAGGTATTCAATTTGAAGAACGTAAAATTGGAGACGGATGGACAAAAGAAGAATTGCTTGAAGCAATTCCAACAGCAAGAACAGTCCCCCAAATCATTATGAACGGGGAACTTATCGGTGGGTTCACCGAACTCAAAACAAAATTAACAGAAAGTAATTAATGCAACTAGCACTACAATCAGGTCAAGTATATACATTCAAACTAAATTCAGGTGAAGAACTAATCGCTAAAGTAAAACATTCAGGTGGTGATTGGATCGTCTTAGAAGAACCGGTTTCAATTGCACCTACACAACAAGGTATGCAAATGATTCCTAGCGTCTTTACCGCAGATCCGAAGGAAGAATTTAAGCTAAATACTAACAGCGTTGCTATCCATGCTACAACGGATGATAGTGTTAGAATGAAGTACTTAGAAGCAACGACCGGTATTAAAGTACCAGATAAGAAACTAATTTTAGGATAATATGGCTCAATTAAGTCGCTTAGGGGACGCTAATCAAGTAGGTGGTACAATAATGCGTGGTGCTAGTACTGTATTTGCCAACGGCATACCAGTAGGTCTTCATG